AGGATTAAAGCGAAATACTTTTTCATTCTTTCGTCTTGCGACATCTTACTTTGGGCCCCGCCCCCTTGTTGTGCTTTTTCGTACTGTGCCAATACGGCGTCTAATGAACTCATCATGTTTTTTTTTATTTTAAATTGTTAAGTTGTTATACAAATATAGTTTAGTTTACCCGATTTGTCAAATAAAAAAGGTCACCTTTTGGGTGACCTTCATTAATATATTTTGGTTTATTACTTATAACCAAATTCGTCTTTGAATCCGTTTCCTTGGAAGGAACTCTTGATATCGCTAACATTAATGTCCGTTACATCATCAGGAGTTAAAACATAATCATTTTTTCCCGTTTTTTCCATTTCATCTTTTTTATCATCAAAAAATTGTGATAATTTTTGATTAAAAGGATATGAATCGTAACTTCTTAATTCTAATTTTTCTTCTGGAGTTTTCTCTCTGTATTTTTCAATTTTGTTTTCAAGAGCGTTAAGTTTGTTCATAATCGCATCCATCTCACTTAATCTTGATTCTAATTTGGTTAGTTGACCAAATAGATTTTCAAAATAATCATCTTGTTTTTTCTCAATGTTTTTTTGTGAGTCAACCAAATCAGTCACTTCAAGTTCTTCACTATCACTTTCTTCCCCTTCTTTCTTTTCTTCAGATTCACCCTCATCGTCAATTTTCTCAACATCAGGGTCGTTTGCAACATCAATTGGTGTTGGAGCTCCTCCAGGTGCTTCTGCCTCACCGCCAGGAGGTGGTGGAGGAGTTGCCGCAGCGTCTGCTGGTGGAGGTGGTGGTGCGGCCCCCGCATCGGGTGCCAACGCACTTAAATCATCAGGAGCTGGCTCTGCAGCTTGTTCTGAAATATATTTGTTGATACTATTGTATCGTTTAATCTCACTTAGTATTTTTTTATCTAAAGTCATTTGGTTATCCGTTTAATAATTGTTTTATACCTTTAGAGGTTTCAACTCTAACTTTTCTGTTGGCAGTTGTTTGGTGTCCAGCTCTTTCAATAAGACCGTCTCTTTCTCTTACAGTATAACAATCGCCTGTATCTAGGTCACAAACTTGTTTAGTTCCGTCACCGTTATCTTCTTGTGAAAATCTTGTTGATTTACCAAGGTAGTTATCTAATGCTGATTTAATGTCCATAATTATGTTTCTATATAAATATATTGTTTATGACTTAAGTTAACTTAACTTAATCGTGAATGGGAATGTTTGATATGCATCAGGGATTACATCATCAGGATTGTGTGTCGTATTGAATTTAACATACTTATTAGGTGATGTTGCGTATAACGATATTTTGTTATAAATTTTATTAATTTTATTAAACTCAGCAGTATCATCAATATCTTGTTCTACAATATTTAATATGTTATTATCATGAATAACAAATGTTTGTTTATCATTACTAACATAAACTTCAAATTCTCTAATATAATTACCACTTCCAACTTCCTCCTCAACAAAAGTATTATTAGGTCCTGGTACTAATTTAATCGCTTTCCAAGTCCACTCAGTAAATTGTGGTACCATGTTCCAAGTACCTGATGCAGGATTTATTCCAACATTCATAACCATGGCACTTCCAACTAAATTATATAATGTATGTGCAGTTAATACAATCGGTCCAGTTTGTTGTGGATTTGAACTGGCGTTTGGTGGAGAACCTGGCACTGATGTTGGTGGTGCAGGTGAAACCTGATTTGGGTTATAAGTAAAGTTTGTTGTACTAACAGCATTACCATTCTCAGTTTTAACTGTAATTGTATTGTTTTGAGGTACATTCGTATTACTGAACGGAACCAAAACAACGATGTTTGTTGGATTGTTAATTGTAATTCCTGTAGTAGTTGTAACATTATTAATTGTTACACCTGTAACAGTATCTAAATGCGTTCCCGTAATATTAAGTATAGTTCCTGTAACACCTGTTAATGGTGAGAAAGACACTATTGTTGGTGGCGGACAAGTTGCAACAACAGTTGTAGTTGTGTTAAGATTGTTAGTTGCACCAGTAATTCCCGCGTATATGTTTGCAATTTTTTGCTTTTGTTGTTGGTCTGCGGTTCTTATTGATTTTGCAGATTCTGTATTTAATTGAGCGTCTCCCGCAGATTTATACGCATCTTTTAATGTTTTATCTAATTTTTTGTATTGGTCTAAGTTTGAGTCGTAATAAGATTCCGCAACACTAGCTTTTGGCCAATAACACACATAATATTTTTCAATACCTAAAGGAGCATTACCATTTTCACCATAATAGATTCTATTAAGATTTGGTCTTAACCTTGCAATCATAAAATCAATAAATGAACCAATATCGCTAAAATTTGCAATTGGTTGTGACGTTGGGGTTCCTGTTGAATTAGGTATGTTAACACAAGACGCTTGTTTTTGAATGAAGTACTGTGTGGCAGCCCCATAATATGTATCTAACGTAATGTTGGCAAAGTTGTTATTATAACCATAAAATTTATTTTTTTGGAATGTTTTAATATAACATAAAATATAAATAAGAACTTGTAAGTTTGTGTCGTTTGTTTTCTTTTGTATTTCAATTGCAAACTCTGAAGGTGTTAATGATATTGTTTCTGATTTAACAAAATCACCCCAAGTACTATAGTTGGAATCTAAATTGTTTGTACATGTATTTGTTGCCGCGGCACTGTTATCTCCTTGTTGTGTCAACAATGCAGATTTATTAACATTTGTAATTGCCTTACCTGTTACATTATCTTTTTTATTAATAATACCTTCAATTTGAGTTAACAAATTTTGATTTATACTTTGTAAGTAATTGTCAATTGTTGGTAAATCATAAATCCCTTGTCTAATTCCGTTAAACGATGTTTGGAATTGTCCAGCACTTATTGAATGTTTAACCTCAGTAATCATATATGGTCCATTAAACATAGGAACATGTCTAAGATTAAAATACATAGTTGGTTGTAATAGAGCATTACCTAAACAAACTACATTACATTGGTAACTCCTTTGTTTGTATAAATTATATAACCCCACATTTTGAGTTGCAACATTTCTACCAGATGCTTGATTAACCATATTCAATTGTGTGTTAATTGACTCTGATGTTGCCTTACCACTATCCATAGACACATTAAATGAATAGAATATATTTTGATTTCTAATACCAATATCAACATTAAATCCTACACATCTATTAGATAAAGCCCAATCTTTTTTACCTATCTGATTTTCAATTAATGGGTTTTCAGACGCTCTTCTCATTTCAAAGGCATCATCTCTAAATCTTGAATTACCTTTAGGTAAATCCAAATATGCTGATGGTAGACCAGCGTAAAAACAAATCATCTTAGGTCCTGATTTTCTATAATCAACATCTAAAAATGTTCCCCACATATTGTCGGCAAATTGTAATGAACCTTCTGCAGTTTGTGATAAAACCGTACCGTCAGCATCTTGTACATTATAAAAGTTAACATACGCAGGTAATGGCATTACATTAAATTTATTCTTAATCAATATACCACTCATGAATGTGAATACACTCATGTCCATATTAAGAGAACTTTCTTCAACTGTTTTATTACCTAATAAAGTTTCTTTTAACGCAAATATGTCAATAATAATTGTATCTCCAATATTTCTTGAGGCTCTATCCAAGAATAAGATATCTTCAAATAGTGTTTTAGTTTTAAAATCACCACCAGCAATCCATTTATCATTTATTGCCTTAAACATTTCATAATTTTCAACTTTACTCTGTTGTCCGTCAATTACACTCTTAATTGTCTTTTCAGGTAATTCTTGTTGATTTGGTAATTCAAACCTAACTTTACTTAAAATTTGATTTAAAAATATGTTTTGAATCTCGGTCGTTCCGTTAAAATATGTTTGTAATCTGGATTTAAATTCGGTACTATCTATTGTAGGTGTATATAATTTTTGAGTGGCATATTGTTTAATAAGTTGTGAACATAATACGACATTATCAACTGTAAATTGAATATTATTATCAATAAAGAAATCCGTAATGTACGAACCTTGGTCCGTATATTTTAAATTTTTAATTGTTGAAAATCCTACCTCGGTTTCTAACGCCAACCATTCGTTTGGAAACGCAGCCTTTGATTGAGCCAATGTTACAATACCATTTAAAGATGGTAATGTATTTTTAACATAAGGATTAAATTGTATTGGGTCTGTAATTGTATTTGTACCTCCATTATATGCCAAGAATGAATCAACAACTCTTCTTTTGTAATTCGCAGGATTACCATATTTCAATACAACATCGTATTCTAAAAATGATTTGATTGTGTTTGAAAATGTGGTTAACTGGGTACTACCAAGTGTTTTAAAATATTCACCTGTACTTAAGGAACCATTACCGTTAACAGACATTAAACTTCTGAAAAGGTATTGGAAATTTTTAAATATCGCATTGTTGTCAACAGGTGATTGTCCAATTGGGACAACAACTTGTGGACCTAAATCAATATCGGCAACAGGTTTAGAAAAGTTTAAAAACTCTTGTTCAAATTTATCTAAAATACTTTTATCAAAAACTGAAAATATTTCCTCAAAATTAGAATATTCATCATCAATCAATAATTTAAATGAAGCTTGTTTTGTATTTCCTGTTACAATTTTATTAATGTACGAATCTGGTTTTGGCTTAGTTATTTGGTCATTATTAAAATAACCATAATTTGGAGCGTTCCACAACAATCTAACAGAACCGTTATAAATTGATGGGTTATCAAGGAAAGGACAAATAGGAATATTATTAATTAAACATTCACTACTAACTTGATTAAGTTGAGTACCAAATGAAGGTACAATATAATATTTCTCACTTGTTGTATTTTGATTTGGTGAACAGGAATTAGGATTTGCCAAAACATCGGCAATTCCATTAGGTAATACTACAGACCAAGTTTGTATTGTTTCAAAATTTGAAGCTCCTACAATTGGTAATGTGTAAGCATTAATGTTTGAATCAGTAAAATTATATACTTTAACCCCACCATCAATACTTGTTTGTATTTCAGTGTCGGTATATTCTTTATATAAATCATAACCATTATAAAAAACGTTAAAGTCATTGATTACTTTAGGATAAAATCCTGTTTGTATTTTAGTTATGTTACTACCCGAATTTTGTAATGTAATTTTCTTTTCACCGTCAAAAGTAAAAGTGTATGTTTTTGTATCCGCACTTGTGATAGGGTCAAAATTTGTTTTATAATCAAAATTCTTCCAAGCACTTTCTAAGATGTCAACACCTGTAGATTTATAAGTTTTATATCTAAACCATATTGAACCTAACTTTAACATCCAAGCATATGGGATTTTGTGTATTGCCCCAAACTTTTTAAAACAAGACGCAATATAATCTAAATCACTTGATGCCCCGTATGTTTTATATCTTTCTTTTAATGTTGCTAAAGGTAAGGCATTTATAAAAAGATACGCAGCTTGAACATATGGGTATTTATCTTTTTTTCTCCAATTGTAAACACCGTTTTGTATCGCATTTATTAGATACGGCGTGTTTAACATTGTTGTAGTAGTTTCTGTTGTTAAATTAGTTGCAGGTCTAATATGATTTACATATCCTTCTGTTGGTATAAATGTATCGGGATTTTTTCTTGTATCATAAAATACCGTTAGATTTGTTGCAACAATTTCAGTAATAGGATTTGAAACTTTTAAATATGAAAAGTTGGTCACAGGTCTATTGGTTGTGTAATCATACACACTTTCAAAATTTGAGATTACTGTTCTTGGTTTAAAAACTTTCAACACATTTGTTGTATTATAAACAGAATCTCTCGAGCTACTGTCACTTAAACTCATATTACCTGAAACCCATGTAGGATTGGTAAATGGATATGTATCAATAATTAATGGTGTATTACTAGCTCCTTTAACCAATTGTTCTAACGCATCGGATTTAGTACTTATTTGTGGTTCTTTACCTAAATCACCAATACTAAGAATGTTAAATGAATTTTCAGTTATATTTTTTATGTAAGGAGTTACATAAAAATCTCTAATAAATTCTTGATAAGCTCTACCTGTACCTTGGTTTGAAAAGTTCTCCAAGTTGGCTTTGTAGTTTGCTGCGGTTAAATCATAATTTTTTAACTTTAATGTTAAGTAAGGAGAACTACCACCTAAACTTGTAACAATATTACTAGTTTCCGAACTAAGAACTAAATTTGTTAATTGATTTAATTGGTTTGGATTCGCCCTAATAAATCCATTATAATTTGCGGTTAAGAATTGTCTTTCCCAAATTTCATAGAAGAATTTAATCTCTTCTTTATTAAGATATGCAATACCCGTTGAAGGGTATTCAATAGCATTTAAGTTAATAATATTAGTTGTTGCCTGACTATCGGTTGGTACCGCAGCAACAGGTGGATTAAACTTTTGAGTTAATCCTCTCATATATTCTTCAACAAATTCTACCTCAGGCCACTTATCATACAAATAACCTTTAGTTAAATTAACAACTGATGGGTCCGCAATATATTTTAATTGGAATCGACCTTTTTTGTCATTAGGTGTTTCCACAAAGAATTGAGGCCATGGATACACAGGTATTTGAGCAGTTGATAATCCTTGATTTTCATTTGTCGCTTTTTGAGATATATTAACATTGTCTCTTGTGTCAGTACCAGGCGCCGATGAGGTGTTATCTAATATAGCACTTTTTCTAACAGGGTCGTATTTTACATTCCAAGCATTTGTATGAGTATCATCCATCAATCTGATAAACGCTTCAGCCGATGCCATTATAACCGCACAAATATTTCTAACAGTTGGCTTGAACCCAAATCCAATTGTTGTGTCTTCAATTTTTCTTGCAAAGTCCGCAGTTAACGCAGTTTCGTATTGAGTTAATTGTTTATTTGCCTCAGCCTCCATTTGATGGATTAAATTTTCAAATCTTGGTGGTCCGCTTATAGTGACATCTGAAGTAAAAATAAATAAAGGACTGTAGACAATATTACCCGATTTATTGGTATCGTCAGTTGTTAATTTCTCTTTAGTTGGTTTTAAAACTCCCTCTAAATAAGCTTTAACTGAAGCAGTATCGGCTGTTGTTGGTGACAATATTCCAAGTTGTTCTATTGTTGTTTTTTCTAAATTAATATTTTCTAAAACAATATTACTCAACATAGTATCAAATGTAATACTATTCTTAACAGGTGTTGGTCCCGCAACACCTAATGTAGGATTTTCCGCTAATAATTTATTGTATTCGGTCGTGTAACCACTTAATAATGTTCTTGCAGATTGTCTTGCTGTCGGGTCTTTTAATATATTATCTTTATATGTATAAACAAAAGATTTGTCATTTAATACAATTGGTTTTGGATTCAAATACGTATTAAACCAAGATTTATCTCCACCGTAAACATCATTATAATAATTTTGTAATATCTCTTTGTAGGTCCTAATATTTGTTAATGGCTCAACATCTACTTTGGTGTAAGAGTTAATAACATTTTGCTCAAATAACTCAAGTTTGTTCATTAATTGTGCAAATGTAATTTCAGGAAAATCAGGTGCGATTAATCCTTTGGCTTTGTATTCACTATAAACCTCAACAACTTTTTGATAACCTTTTTCACTTACGACCTGAGTGACAACATTATTACTACTATTTGTGGATTCTTTTGCAATTGCACCAGTTTGTTTTGTTCCAGCTTCAACATTTTTGTTTGGAGCTTCAGATGAAGTAGTTGATTTAGAAATATCAAATCTTGTACTATACATGTGTGGAGCTGCAAGTAAGTGACCCATTGAAATCTCATTAAGTATATTAAATTTATACCCAATAAATTCTAATGTAACTTGGTAGTTACCACTAAACGAGTTAAATCTAGCGTTAAATGTTTTTAGATTTAATTGATATTTTACCGCTTGTCCGTAATAACCTTTTAGTGTTAAATAAAATGGACAATATGGTAAATTGAAGAACGCTGCGTATGGTGAGTTATCCCCTAATTGGAATAAAGCCCTACCTTGAATATCCTCCAATTCCATTGTAACTGTTGGGACAAATGAAGTGTTTGTTGTTACATTAATATTTGTAATACCCAATAACCCATTATCTGTTGATGTGTTACCTGGATTGTTTACTGTTACTTTTTGATATGGTTTAGTCCCATCATTTGGATTAATATCCTGTATGTTTAATTGATTATCACCTAATCCGTTTCTACTATTCTTACCTGTTAATTCATCGTAATAACCAGTGGTTAAATTTGTTCCTTCAGTTGGCCTTAAGAAATTCATCTTAGCAACAGATATTACCCTAATTCTATCTTCAGGACTTCCACCTACAGATAGTTTAGTTCTTGGCACAACTTCAGCTTCAAGGTTGGCGTACATAACCAATTTTTCATGGTCTACCAATCTTTCACGAATATTTCCGAAAGCATCAATAGTTTTGTTCGGGTCTACAACAATAATGTTATTGTAGTCAAACTCAACTAATATGTTTCCACTGTTATCTCCTGGTGTATTACCTGCCATAATAATAAAAATAATCTGCCAAAGCCGCTTTATAATCTTGTAATGAAGGTAGTAGAGGATAAGGAATAATCAATACCGCACCATCATATATGTTGTTCTCTAATCCACCAAACTGTGGGTTTGCTTGTAATATTAACCAACCAAAATACGGTGAATTATAATACTCTTGAGATACAACATCCAATCTACTTCTTGCAACTTTATATATGTAGGACTTATCTGTTGGCTTTTGTGGTATTGGTACAAACGGCACAACAGTTTGTTCCCCGTTAATGAGAAAGTCACTATATCTATTCCAATATTGATACGCCATTAGTTAAGTTTTGCTTTTGATATATATACATCGTTTGATGTTTCATCATTCCATGTTTTATTATTTGTGTTTTGATTTTGAGTTGCACCTAATCCTTTAATTAACGCAACTTGTCCATCAGAATTTGCACCTTCGGTCGTATAACTAAACATTCTTTTCTTAGTTGAGTATGGAGTATATTTTAAGAAATCTTTTAATTTTTCTTTTTCCATATAAGTTATAAACTCTTTAGTAATACTATTTTCTTCAACAAATGCAGGTTTTGCAACTTTATCCCAATACGCATCAAACACTTCACTTATATTATCCGCACCTTTACCAATAATACCCGTATTGTTAATTATATTACCAATCATCGCATTTTTAAAGGTTTGATACTTTTTATCATCAACAACATCATCAGATACAATCATATAAACTCTTCTAAATGGAAAACTACTATTACCATCAAATAATGGTAATCTACTGAACGGAACAAATACTTCTTGACCCGCAGGTAATTTGTAAGGTGATTCAAAAACTAATATACCCGCATAACTTTGTTTATTTCCTGTGTATGTGAAAATAGTTGGACTCATAGTTATTGCATTGAAATCCGTAATACCATTTTTAATTTTTTTAATATCATTAACTATTTCAATTAAAGTATTTGCAGCACCTTGTGAATTTGTGTCAACCTCGGTCGTTGGTAATAAAACAAAACTTCTAACGGTACCATTTTTTTGTTGGTATCCGTCAGTACCTGTACCAGTTTTTCCTGGTGCAAAATACGGAACAGTATTTGCCTTTGCAATATAACCAATATAACTTTGTTGTACATTTACCATACTTTGAGTTATGTTAGTTACCGCATTTTGATAACTTCCTTTTTTGTTTTTAATAATAGTTGCGTAATTTTCTTTAACTTGATTAACCAATCTTGACGAGAAGTTTTTAGATGGATTTGAAATAAATTGTATAAACCCTTCATTACCCGATTTAATATCAGTAATCAATTGTTCAAATATTGTATCAATTCTTTTCTCAGTATTATATGGTTTACCAAATAAAATTGTTTGTGGTGTATCGTTTTCAACAACCATAAATTTACCATCAGTATAAGTTCTCTCTAACATCCATTGTTGACGTAAAGCGTTATTATATTGATTTACAGTTTCTCTATTTTTATTCACAACATTTGTGAAATAGTTTTGAGTTTCGTCACGCAATTTATCCATGAATGTACTATAACTTATAGTTCCAGTCTGTCCTGTTTCAACAATATTATTAGTAATAATAGTACCAATAGTAGTTTCATTTGTTTGTCCGTTGTTTGGTTGTGCCTCGTTAACAGTAGGAGGTGTGATATTGTTAGCCGCGGCAAACTCCAAGAAATCTTTATCAATTACTTTATAACTTGAATCCGTAGGGTCGGCTCTGTCGTCATAAATTTCAGTATTTGCATAATAGTTAAATGTTAACGCATTTTGTAGTTTATCAACAGATTCTTTTAATCCACTACCACCAACAAAGTTAAATGCAAGTGTAACATTTGCAATCATAGGTTGTACACCAATACCTTCAGGATTGATATCTAAACTTTCATATTGAATACTTAAATTGGTTGGGATGATTTTAGTATTATAAAAATCCCCAACTCTTAATATCAATACAGGAGGTGCACCAAACGCTGTGTTAGTTGCATTATTATATTGTAATATTGGTTTACCGCCTTGGCTACCTTTAACGGTAGGTATTGTATCACCAGGTCTCATACATTGTTGTAAGAACGTCAATCTTGAATTAAGACCTTCAGGTGTGATTGAGTGAAAAGCTGGTTGGAAAAATTTAAGTTTATCTCTTAAATTATCATAAACCATTGGTGTATCTTGTTTTATTGTTTCAAAATAATCACACTCAGATAATAACGCTCTTAACACTCTTTTACTGATATTATCTTTAGGTACTACTACATTCTCAATAACGGGTTGTACTTCAGTTGTAGTAACAACATTACCTGTAACCACAGTAGTTTTTTTAGGGACAGGTTGTGGTTGAGGAGCGCTTAATGTTGATTGTATATCAGAAATATACGCTCTTCTACATGCCATTGCGTTTGTTGTATATATTTCGTGAGAAACCGCTTGAGTATCCCCACCAACAGCATTTCCATCATTATCAGTACAGTTTACAGTTGTACCTGGCGACATCCCATCAATTGAGTATGGTTTTGATGCGGTTTTAGATTTTAAAGGTTGTGCGGATGTATTTTCTCCAAAGTTTTTACCACTATTAACAATTAATCTTTTTTCTTTAACATATTGACTTGTACTTGAGTTTTCCGCAAAAAATCTAATAACAGAATTAATTCTTCTTGTTGCCAATTCTTTATTATATGATTGTGTTGCAGGTGCAGAACAACTTGAATCTATTGTAATTGTTACAGTACCATCAGGATTGTTTTTAAATTGTGATGCCAAGTCAATCGCCAATTGTTGTGCAATATCATAGTTTGGATTAACTACCGTATTATAAAATTCATCTAATTGAACTCCGTTTGTTTTTTTTGAATATGTTGGTTGTTCACCAATATATTCCGTATACATTTCAGTATAATTTGGAGATGTTTTAGGTTTTGGATAATCGTTTGAAAAATAAAATCCAATGTTTTTATATTTTGTAAAATAATCTTTGTTAGTACCACCATTACCATTGTTACCCGCAACTTGTGGTATTGTAGTTACAGTACTAACAGCGTATTGCATTTGTTCTTTAGTAACTTCTTTTGACGAAATTGCTTGTTGAATTTGAAATAAATCGTTTGGACTAATAGTGTAATATTTTTTAGCCAACGCATACAAATCATATTTTCTACATCCCGCAAAGAATGATTCTAAAATACTATCAACTCTAACTTTATTAGTTTCGTTTGCAAGTACTTTATTAACAATAACATTTAATACTGATGGATGGTCAACAACTATTTTCCATTGTAAACTACCAGTTCTACTTGTATTTTTATAAGTATAAATTGGTTCAGGTCTACCTAAGAAATCATTGGCATTCCAATTGGCACTAACCGTTTCGTTAAATGTTAACCCATATGGAGGGAACCACATAACTCTACCACCATTAGGTCCTCTCTCACAAACAGGTAAATCCGATACCGCAAATCCTGGAGTGTTTGATGTCGCCCAAGCTAAATTTTCTAATGAGAACATATATTTTTTAGCATACGCATTATTATAAGTTCCAATTAAATTTGTTGAATCTTGTCCTCCCTCTTGTTTGTTTGGGGCTATGTTAAGATTGTATGTCTTATCTAATACTGAATATGAAAATCTTCTTCCCTCAGTTGTAATACCATCTTGTTTTTGTAAGTCATTATATTGAAGGTATGGAATATCTTTAGCGAATACTCTACAATACTCACTTCCAACTTCTTGTCCAATTGCACCAACATAAGTTAATACTCTTGAACCTTTAGTTAATTCTTTATATCCATCATTGAATACTTTACTAACTTGGTCAATTGCATTACCAACATGTTGTAACCTTTTACCACCCTGTGGTTGGCTATCAATAATTCTTTGTGTCTTGTCAAGGATTGAACCTGGTTTAAAAGTTCTTTCTGTTGACTCGGTTGAGTTATAAGATGAAGGTTTAAAGTCAGAATCTTCCCTAACTATCTCACCACCAATACCAACTTTCTTACCAGCATTTCCTTTGTATTTTGGTGATACCCAAGTAAATCCACCTTCAATACCCCCACCATCACTGTATGTAGGACCGTTAGCACCTAAACGAATATCTTTACTTGGTCCTTCATATAGTTGTGCTAATTCTTGAGGACCGTATACAGGTGTTTGTTGTTCATTACCAAATGAGTCAACAGGTAAAGCTCTGCTTGGTGAAAATACTCTTGAGGGGTCAGAACTTGTTGAACCAACATAAAAATTAGAGTTGTTTGTTTGTGAACCTACTATTGCACCACCTAATCTATCAAGTAATGTTCTGTCATAATCAGGCTTGTATCTATTGTAGTTAATATTTTTCCACAACAAAGATTTTTGACCAGCCCCTGTATTATTGTAAAATATTTGTGTACCTGTTTTACCCGCACCTAATAAGTTACTAACAAAATTACCCACCGCAGCAATTGGGTTTGCAAGTAATGATTGTTGTACTGTTGTTGGTGAAGGCGGATTAATATTTGGGTCAAAATAAGAACCAGGTATTAATGAGAACGGAGCAATACTACCCCCTAATCTAAGTAAAAAATCTGCAGATGCAGAAATAGGGTTAGATGGTACTGTAATTTGATAATTTGGCTCAATTAATGGAACATTACCTGTTAAAATATTAACAAGGTTAGTGCCACTATTAACATTTAAAATGTTAGCATGTCCAATAGTTTGTCTTATTAATTCTCGACCAATTCTATCTTGAAATTCTTTTTTAAGTGTTTTAGCACCTAAACGAGCAATAAACGAATCCGCACTTAATAAACCATTACTTCCTTGTGGGTCAGGCGATAATAAAATTGAAAGTGGTGTGTATGAAGAAGGATTAATAATACTTGGATATGGTTGACCATTTGGCAATCTGCCACCATCTGGATATACCACTTCTAATGAAGTAACTGCCTCACCTGCATCAAGATTTGTACTTGTTGAGTAAGCATTTAATGGTTTCCATAATTGGGTTGCGGCATATCCCGTATCAACAATATGTGCATCTTGTTGACCTGGTCCATATTCCCCTTGATTTGAAATTGTGTTACTTAACCCATTTGGGTCAATAGTTTGTTTGTACCCCCCATCTGCACCCCATTCATTTAATGGGTATAATTTATTTGCAAATATTGGAGTATCAATTAGACCATCAGGAGTATCCACAACGGATAAATCAGATTGTACAACTTCAAAGGTTATTGGTGGCGTAGCAGGGTTAGGCGATTTAGCGTATGGTACTAAATTCCTGGTAATTAGTTTTTTTCTAAATCCCTCTGTGCTAATATAATCTAATGGACTCCCCATTTATACTTTTCTTAATAAATAGGTTCAATACTATTTTTTATCATTAATATGAGACAACACCTTGACCTTTATTTGATTTTGGGTCAGCTAAACTTAAAACATATTGTTTAAATTGGTCGCTGTTAAAAATCGCATTTAATTGTTGTTGTGTTAACGTAGTTCCTGGCGGGGTATCTATTGTAATTTTAAATTCACCAAACTCAACTTTAGTATTTGTAGTTTTACTTTCAGTATTTGTTAAATTGGCATTTTGTTTAAGTGTTCTTTCACCTAAAACATCTGTAAGTGATATTGGTTTTTGAGTTGCAGCCGCCGCCTTTGTTTTAACCGCACTTGCTGCCGCAGTAGTTGGTCTTCCAACTGCAGTTAATAATTCTTCAGAATATTTTTTAAATTCTTTTTCAATTCCACTTGAACCCGTAACTCCTTGACTTGTTTTTTGAAGAATGTCTTTAAGAGCTTCAATTCCTTTGGTACCCATACCACTAGCAGTGTTTGTAATACCTTCTTCAATTGCCGCAACTTTTTTAGATAAATCTTCATTACTTAATTTACCTGAAGTATTTGCAACATACAAATCTCTCATCTCTTTAATCGCGTCATTAACTTTTTCAGTTATTGCTGCACTACCAGGAACTGTTGTATCAACAGCTTTAGTAAGAGACCTTGTTATTCTTTCCGCACCTAATAAATTACCTCTAATTGCAGAAGACCCCGCAATTCCATATGTTCCTTTAGCAGTATTACCTTCAATTGCTCGTTGGATGTTTTTTAATACGTCTAATTGACTTGTTTGAATTTCTTCTAAAGTTTTGGGTGCGTTTGCTTGTTGTTCCCTTAACTTCTCCATCTCATCTTGAGTAATATCTCCCAATTTTTTAGTTTGGACTATACCTGTCTCATCATCTTTAAGTTGTACAACATATTCACCATCTTTCATGGTTGCCATGTTAGCAAAGAATTGTTTATCTTCTTCGTCTTTAAATTTCAATGAAGGATTAATTGCAGAAACTCTTTTGTCTAAATCCGCAGCGGCTAAAGCTGATTTTGTAAGTTGTTCATAAGAGATACCTGTCTCTTTAGACATTTCTCTTAAAGTTAATACACCTTGTGGATTTATTTTAAACGATTTTGTTTTTTCGTCAAATTCGGTAAATTGTTTTGTAGATTTAATTAAACTATCTTGTAAAGCACCTGGGTCGTTAATTGCATCATTCATTAACGCAAACGGGTCACCTAATTGTCCAACCGCCAATCCTAATCTTTGGAATGATGCCGCCATGTTAATAGCACCTTCAGGGTCTATAACTTTATTAGCAAACTCTGCAGTTGTCTTCATGTCAAATCTTAACATTGAAGCTTGTGCCGCCATTTTAGTCAGGCCTTGAACTCCATCATTAAAGTTGAATCTATTCATCAACTCCATGTTGTTGGCAACATCTTTCATTACCGTTCTGGCATTTAAACCAACACTTTGAACATACTCAATAGATTTTTCTAAATTTGGACCTATTTGAGATGTTTCATATCCAACTTTAGCAAAATCTTCAACTAAATCTTTAGCACCGAGACCTAATACAGAAGACGCAGCATATAATTTACTAACTTGTTCTTCTGTAGCAAGAACGTTTCTTCTTGAACCTTCGGCAATTCCTGCCATTGTATTTGAGATATCATTAATATCCCCACCTAATCTAATAACGCCCGCAGCAGCTTTAGATACCGCGTCGTTCATTTCATCCATTCTGGTTCTACCTTGGACAAAAGCATTATTTAGCTTATCGGCCTGTTTGTACATGTTGCCAATAGCATCTAATATTTTTTCAATAGGTGAACCTAAACTTTCAACGCTGTCTTTGAGTTCTTTAGCACTACCTTCGTCTTTTGGATTTCCTGCCATGTTATTGATTGGTTATGTATATAAATAGAAGAAGGACCAAAAATTTTAGTCCTTCTTATTATCTTCGAGCCATTTGTCCAATAAATATTTTCTAACAAATATTGGCATTCTCTCAAAATCTTGATATGTGATTTTCATTAAAGTATTCAGATAGTAAAACTCATCTATCTGATTTTTCCTATAATCAGAAGAAAGGGCGAAAAAAGTCGACCCCAAAACCAACATTCACTGTTAGTTTTTCTCCTGACGGGGCCATTATAATTTTAGTCATATCCAATCTTGGTTCATTCTCATTCATAAAATTTTTAATGAATTTTGAATCGGCAATTGGCATTGACTCGATGAATTTTGCTATAGCTGCTTTATCGGTTGAACCGTCAATCTCAATAATTTCTTTTTGTAATCTCCAAGTAACTCTCGGAACAACACGTCCTTGCGGATATGTTTCCGCCATTCTACCAATCTCCATAATCTCACCATAGTTTAATGGTTTAAGTTTAATAGTTGATTGTGATTTTGGTAAAAGAATTGTAAATGTTCCATCTTCATTTGGTTGTTGCCCATTAATAATAGACAATTCATCTAATCTAACATTTGTTTGAAATGGTTTTTTTGTTGATGGGTCGGTAAGGTTTAATGTCATTTCAGGACCAAATGCTGTGTTTCTTAAGAATATTAATATAGCTTCAACATCACCTTCAATTAGGTCTTCAACCCTAACATCTGGTTCGTAAATTTTTGCTCTTAATAAAGTCATTGTTAAATCATTGGTTCCACCCATCAAAATGTTTTCATCTGATGCGGTAAGATAACCAACTTTTAATGATTTTTTTCTGTTTTTGTAGAAAATACCTTGTGAGGGTAATGGTACCACGTCGTGTGGTAATGTAAAATTTTGTTGACCGTAGTCGATTGTTTGATTATCCATATAAAAAAATTAACCGTAAAGTTTAGTGCTTTACGGTTAAATATAATTGATTGTAAAAATTTGTAAATAAGATTAGTAAACTAAGACACATCTATCCATTCTCAATGTAGCAGTGATTGAAGCTAACGCATCTGTTTTGTAATCTAAAGCGTTAAAGTTAACGTCTGTTAAGAATGTTCCATAAAGAATCCATTTCTCAACAACAACTCCTGTTGGGTCCAACATCTCAAGGTCGATGTCTTTTTTGTAACCCGCAGCATAACCCATACGACCTGTCACTGATTCAGCGTGTAAACGAACCCACTCCATAAGAGCTTGTGCCGCTGAAGGTCCAATTGGGTCTCTAAACGTTACGTTAATTGTTTGCCAGTTAAATCTACCTGCAACGAAAGTTGAAGTGTTTAAGAACGGTATCTCAACTGGTGCAATTTGAATATGTGGTCTTGATGTAGATTCTACAAACCACTCGTTAATACCCAAACTCGACGGAAACCTTAAGATGAAACGGTTCTGACGTTTCGGTTCGTAAGGTATCGGCATTTTCATTAATAAATCAGCCATGTTATTTTAATTTTTTTGTTTCTTTAGTTTATATCTATAAATATAGTGTTGTTAAAAAATTTTTCTCTTTACTTTTAATTTGCGAAGATTATAATCTAATTATATTCCTTTTTAACGCCTCCAGCAGTAGAATAAGTTTTAACTATATTATCTGGTTTATCTTTAAAATGTTTACTCATTACTTCAACATTTCTAATATCATCATCTGAAAATCCAATACTAGGTTGCTCTGGTACAAAATTATTTGATACATCGTTTTTAATATATGCCTTTTTATTAAGAACTGAAGCCATCGCTTTTATATAAGATACGAACTCTTCCATTGCACGAACTTTTGCTTCTTCGGGATTGGCAGCTCCTGTCTCATCTCCAAAAGACACGGGGTGAAACTTACAAAGTTCCAAGTACGACTTAATTAATTCATCGTCACTCATATCCTCTTCATCCGTGAATGTTCTATATTTTTTAAGGTTTTTAATTAATTTGTCTTTATCTATACCATGAAATCCGTCAATAATGTAATTGTAAACGGTTTGTTTTAACGTATTTGGGTTGTGACCTCTTGCGGTAATAATTGAAAAGATTGAACCGTTATTAATTGCCTCTCTAAAATCACTAAATGCTGGTCCAAGTTTTGCTCTCATTGCATCTACTAAAAAATCTTTGTCACCTGCGGTTCTAAAATTTCTAAATGGGTCTTCAGCAAATCCTACAATGGTATCACCCTTATAATCAAAAGGTTCTTTACCTATTTGACTTCTATATTCCGCAAAGTCATCAGTACTCATACCGACTTCATCACCACTTTCAGTTTTTAATACTATCTTTGTTGGCATATGAACAATGTTGTCATCCCAATCAAAAGCATAATATTTCATATCGGGTGTCCCCTCGCCTTTAAAACCTTCTTTAAGTTGTCTTCTCATACTTTGGCATTTAGGGGGTACTTAATGTACCCCCATGAATTTATTATATATTTTCAAACGAAGCTCCTGTTGGAGTAATGAAGAATTCAATATCAATGAACTCCAAAGCTTTCGTAGGTTTTAGGTAGATTTTACCTGTTAAAGTGTTTCTATCTAAATCTTCAGGTGAAGAAGATACTGTTACACGGAAATCGTATAAACCTCTGTCTCTTCTAATTGAATCTAAGATAGGGTTAACACTATCCAAGAATTGTTGTCTAACAACTTGGTCGTTTTGTTCGAACAATAATCTTACCGCTACCGCTGAAATCAACTTACGAGCTTGAAGTAATAATCTTCTTACGTTCAATCTGTTAAGCGCTGTGTCAGCAACTTGTAAAGTTTTGTTACCCCAAATTACAGTTCCAACATCAGAGAAAGTTGCAATAGGGTTGATTCTACCTTGATACAATGTATCTCTGTCTGTTTGTGTAAGTTTTTGTCTAGCTTTGATTGAGTTTACAAGACCTCTTGTGTAACCCGCTGATGCGAACCAAGGGAATGAAATGTTATCAGTCAATGCTAAGTTTCTACAAACCTCACCTGTTGGTGGTAAGTAAATTTGAGTATTGTTTACAGTATCTCTTGTTAAAATCCAAGGATAGTAAGTTGCAGTATAGTTAGAGTCAATTCCTGTGTTATCCAAGTTATCAACCGCCTCTTGTGAGTAGATAATATCTTGTGGGTTAGTTGAATCTGGTGTGTACATGTTGTAGTCAGGAGTTGTTGCGATGTAAACCGAGTCAGCTCTTGAGTATTGTACCATGTCGATTGCTTCTTCTACTAAGTTTGAGTTGTTAACATAATCAATACTTGAAGTTGCAAACACGTTAATGTTAGTTGCTTCAGGATTTGCGAATGTTAAAATACCAAGTAAGTATGCGTAGTAGTCGGTGTTTGCAAAATCTTGTGTATTGTTTTGAACCACAATTCTTTTGAATAAACCGTCTCCTGTTGCTGTAGGGTATCTTGAAGAAGGATAAGCTCCCGCTAAATAACCTGAAGAACCTAATTGGAATCTATCTTGGTTTGTTCTGTATTCTCTGTAGATATCCCAACCGTCAAATCCACCTGCAAAACATACTGTATATT